CAATTGGCAAAATTGCATAATATACCTCTTTTATTAATTTATTCATCTAGAACAGATAACGGCATAAAAGAAGTGAAAGAAGAAAAGTTAGGTAAAATAGTATATAAAATAACTAAACCTGAAGAAAAAAAAGTTTTTGAACCTAAATGTTTAAAAACAAAAAGAGATTTGGCATGGAATAATAAAGGAAAAATACTTCCTTGTTGTTGGTTAAATACCAGATACAACGAACCAATAATGAAAGATTTATTTAATGATAGTCTTCATATGGATAATAATTATACAGTTGAAGATATAATTAATAGTAAAGAATGGATTAAATTTTTTAATATAATTAAAAGACCAACAAAAGATAAACCTAAAAGATGTTTAACTATGTGTACTGGTCCAGCAAATAGTAATCCTGAAGAAAATAAAGTTGTAATATGAGAAGAATAATAGTTTGTAGGTTTGGTAACAAATTTACTCAATGGCATGTTGATAATTTAAAGTATATGATAGATTTCCATTCTGGAATATCTTATGATAGTTTTGAAGTTATTGAAAATGACATTTATGGTAATTGGTATAACAAGTTTCAAATGTATGATAAATTTAGAGACGGAGAAAATCTATACTTTGATTTAGATGTTATTATATGGAAAGAATTACCAGATTTATTTCGTAAAGACTTTACTTTATTGAATGATTTGTGGTGGAGAGAAGAAGCTCATACACCACTTAACTCAACTATCGTTTCTTGGACAGGCGATGTATCTCATATATGGGATAAATTTAAAGAAGACGAAGATGTTTACCTAGAAAAATATGATAGAGGTAGTGATGAATTTTACTATAGAGAAATAGATTATAAAAACTATGATAAAGTTTGTCCTTCTATTAAAAACCATATATATGAAATACCACCAAAAGAATTTAGTATTTGCACTCTAGGTCAAATGAACCACCTATTAGAACCAGGTTGGCAAGGTTGGTGGTCAGATTTTATTCTGCCTCACTATAAAGATCAATAGCACCTTTAAGTAATTCTATTCTAGTCTTACTTTTTCTTAATGCTTTTTTACCGTCAAGATTTTTAGAATCTTTTATCTTGTCTACTTCAAATAAAGCAATTTTTAAAGCAAACATTTCATCTTCATCTGCTTCTTTATCACTAAAAATATAATCAAGTATTCTACTTGGAGAAGTATCGTCTGTTTGTACAAGACCGTCTCTTTTAGCAATTTGAATTGCAAATTCTTCAAATTCTTTTCTTTCCTTATTCACTTTAATATACGTAGCTTCATGTATATCATCTAACGTAGTAAATTTCATTAATGCTTGACAATTAGGATGATCTAAATCGTATTCAATGTGATGTGAAGAAAGACTATCTCCATTTTCATTAGTTAAAACTTCTATCCATGTTCTTTCGTTGTTTGTAAAGTGAGCTCCTGCAAAATGATTTTTTAGTAATTCTTCACCAAATCCTATTTCTTTATGTTCTACACTAGCTACATTTATTTTCATATCAGTTGACATTTTTATACTCCTTTATATAATCGTAAAGGTCAATTGTAGTTGACCAGTTTAATTTGTTTAATACTTTGTTGTCTGCTTTATTATCTTCTCTCTCAAACTCGTTCCCAATTCTTTTTTCAGCGTCAATTCCGAAGTAAGTTAATAACTCTATTAAGTTATAAGATTCTCCTCTACCAACATCACATATTCCTTTAAAATCTGATTTCATTAATGTATCAATGGCCATGATTAAATCATTTATATGAATAAAGTCTCTTGTATGATTTGTATGTATAAAAGGAACATCGTCTCTTAATATTCTTGGTATTAACATATGCTCTCTTGCACCAGGTCCGTATACAGTTGTAAATCTCATACCTACACTATTCTTTGGTGCTATACTCTCTAAAGACTTCTTACTCATTGCATATGGATTTCTCCAAGGATCTACAGCCGTTGATGAACTAGCATATAGTATTCTTGTGTTTGGAAAATAATCAAATAGTCTTTGGCCTGCAATTACATTTTCTTTCCAGTATTCTGTGGGTCTATCTAAACTATCTCTGACTCCTGATAGACCAGCCAAGTGTATGACTAAATCTACATCGTATTTAAGGTCACAATTTATTAAATCGTTACCTGATAATTTATCTATTGGTATTACTTTGTGATTGTTTTGTTCTAAAAATTTATGAAGGTGTTTACCTATAAATCCTTCACTGCCTGTTAATAATATATTCATAATGTTATTTATGTCACCGTTAAGTGACTAGTTTTTACACGCCAGCAGCGTGTATAGTTTTTAATGTAGTACCTGAACTATCTTTAATTAATAGTGTAGATAATGATTTCAATTCAGTTGAACTAATTGCGTCATTAGCCATCATACTTTCACTAACTAAATCAGTTGATCCAGTTGTTATAATTTCTCCTGTTGCACTTGGAAAAGTAATTGATTGTCCGTTCAATGTACCACTAACTGTTAAGTTAGTAACCGTCACGTTAGTTGGAAAAGCTAACGTCACTGTATCTGGACTTGAAACTGTAGCAGTTATTTGATTACTTGTACCTAAAAAAGATATAGTATTACCTGGAGCAATCAACTGAACTGTTGAACTTGCGTCTCTTATGTAGTGTCCTTCTCCAGAACCTATTTGAGAAGATAACTCAACTACTGCACCAACAACAGAGGTTGCTGAAATACCAGCGGGTGCTAATAAAGCTGCGTCACCAAAATCATTAGCCGCTAAATCGTTAAATGTCGTTCTAAATGTTTCTAGTGTATCAGTAGTTGATATATTTTTTACAGCCATTATTTTTTATCCTTTATCAATTTTTTTATTTCAAATAATTCTTTCTTTAAAGTATTTATCTCTTTACAAAGACCTCTTACCATATCACTATTATTTTCTCTAGTCTTAACTCTTTTCATATAGTTGTTATAGTCTGCTCTGTTAGTATTAATTATAGCACTAGTGTTTACGTCTCTTACTAAACTTTCAAATCCTTCAACTTTTAATGTTTTAACTGCCATATTTTTATACTGCCAATGCAATACCTCTTAAATCTCTTATTATAGGTGGATAAGCAGAGTTTGTTCCTTCCATAACTATTTTAATTTGAAAAGTATTAAATTCTGTTAAGCCACTTGCACTATATTTGTATTCGTTATACGTTTCATCATTTTCTGCTGGTGTGACAGTTATGTCTTCTTCTCCAGCTGTGTTGAACGGTGTCCAGCCTATGTCTGAAATATTTCTAGATTCTTCCGAAGATGATAATCTGAAATATAATTTAACATTTGAAGTTGATCTTACATTTTGTGTTAATCTAACATCTAAAGCAGTTGATAAGTTTTCTAGTACAACCGGTTTAGTTATATAAGCAGCCGCTGATGATGTTCCTGAACTTTCTATATCTGAAATATAATTAGGTGTATTACTTGTAGTTGCTTTATTAATTCTGTTTTGAACTACATATGCACTAACTCTTTGCATATCTAATACAGGAGAAAGTTTAGTATTTGTAGTTGTAAATGTTAAGTTAACAAATAAAGATTTACTACCTGCCATCTTATTTGTTTCATTGATTGTACTAGCGACCATTTGAGGAGCTGTAAAGTAAATATTGTCATTTGAAATTGTAGCAACTGGACTATCAGCTGACGTTAAACTAAATTCTGTTTCTGTGCCATGTACTGATCTACCTGTAGTAGGTCTCATATCATAAGAGATATTTGTACCTGGAACATTTACTGTTTGTAGATTTAAGTTTAGTACATCGTACAATCTATTCTGGGTTGCTGTTATAACGTCACCACCTATATCTCCAGTAGCATTTGCCGTTCCTGTAGTAGTTATATCATAACTATCTAAAGTTACGTTAGAAATACTTGTATATGTTCCATTAATAAGATTATGAGCAATACCATTGTAGGTACCTGATGGAACTCCAGCAATTGTGACATTGTTTGATGTACCATGCATACCGTGGTTGGGATGCGAAACTGTAATTACACCTGAACTGTTTGTTGTTCTTAATGCATTATTTTTTAATGTTCTAACAGGTAAATCATCATTACATAAAGTAACTGTACCTGTAACATTTTCAAATTCTGCTCTTTTAATTTTAAATTTAATATCTTCGTTTTGTTCAGCTGTCCATGTAGAACCGTTTTGTGATTTAAACATAACACCAGCATATGGTTGTTGAGAAATTGTTCTATCTGATCCTATTACCTTTTCACCCAATCTTCCAACATAACAGTTGTAAGCATTACAGTTAGACAACACAACAAAACAATATTCTGTTTTTTCTTGTAAGTAAATTGGTGAATCAAAAGTAAATGTAGTAGCCGTTGTTGCGTCTGTACTTGTTGACACTGCACTTGGATTTAAAGTTTTTTCAGAAAAAGGAACTATTCTTTTTCCTGGATAACCATTTACTACTTCTCTAATTTGTATTGTTACTGGAATATTGTCATCTTTTGAACTAAAGAATAAGTCCATTGAAGTTAAGAATACACCACCAACATCATCTATCATAAATGTTTGTGCTAATGGATCTGTCCAACCTATTGTAGTATCTACATTTCTTGTACTTGTTCTATTTCCTAAACTAACTGATTCAACTGTACTTTCTCTTAATGTCAAAGGCTCTCTTGTAGAAATAATTGTTTCTTGTATTGTTTCTAAAGCACCTTTGGCTAAGTAGTCTGCTTCTCCTGAAGTTTCAACTGCTGTACTTAATACATTTGTTGATGAAGAAGTTAATCTGAATACTCTTGTACCTGTTCTCCATCTAGGATTAGAATTATTTTTTGAGTCAGGAATTGCAAAAGTACCTGATACAGCACCGTTAATATCTGTAACTAAATTTCCACCTAATGAACCACCTGTTGGTGTAATATAGCTTGATATGTCAATATTATCAAAGAAAGGATAAACTCTTGTTTCAGGTTTCATTCTTGTAGCACTAAATGTTAATGTTCTACTTCTTAAAAAAGGAACAATACCAACACTAACAACTCTGTCGCCTATTGAATTTCTTATTACTTGTGGTACTATTCTTGTTCTAATACCTGTTCTAGTGTTAGACATTTGACCAGATAAAGTTTCTTGTGTTCTTTGTACAATTCTTCTACCCACTCTATGTTGTCCTAAAACTCTTGAACTTGTTACTGTTGGTGTTCCTGACCAATGTTCTTGCCATTCATTCCATATAGTACCTATCTCTACACTTGAAAGATTAGGATTTCCTAAATTTTGTACTAACGTGTCAAAGCCACCTGTTCTATTAACAACTAATTCAGGTGCTCTTTCTGTTTCTTTCCATTCGTCTGACGGAGGTGTTAACGCAATAGAACCAGTCCAACTAAAAATGTCAAATGGGTTTACGTTAACAAATTTACTAGCAAATGGTTGATCAATTAAAGTTGCCTCACTATAAGGTAATGTAATTAAATCTCCTGTTTTTGCATACTTGGCATCCGTTCTATCAGCCGAAGTAATCGTAGTTCCGTCATTATCACTTTCAATCAATTGTACGGCATCCTCATTAAACATAGGTCTAACTTCACCTCTTGCCATATCCATTGATACTTTGTAGTCTAAATTTCTTACATCACCTATACTATGTCCTGTAAAATTGTCTACTATAAAGCCATTTTTAAATCTGTCAAATCCTTGAGCGTCTTGTGTTTGCAAGTTTTGAGCTTGCATTTCCAATAAAGAAAGTTGAGTATAGTATTCAATGTTTTCAATTCTATTTTCTAATCTACCAATATCTCTCATAGTGTAACGTTTGTTATCAACTTTTGTAATTGTAATATCTGCTGTGTCAAGTGTGTATGCTGGTATATCTAATGTGTATAAATGCATTGCACCATCTAAATTTTTTGGAGATTGAGGTACTAATGCACTTGATCCTTCAGATATTTTAAATTTACCATCTTTATCTACAAACACCTTGTCTATTCTTGGCAAATAGTATTCTAAATCTGAAGTTATATCAGTACCAAATTTAACAACGTCAACAACTGAAGCGCCAGATCCGTTATAGTATCTATCAACTTCTCCTTTATTAATACTTGAAGCGTCATCTACTCTAGGTCTAAAATCTAAACTGTCCCTTAATTCATAAACTTCACCTGTTGTATCGGAAGTATGAGAAGGAATATCTTCATAGTCAACAACTCCTGAATAACTATCAACAGTGAAAACATCTCCTGAACCATGAGAAAAATAATCATAAAGTATTGCAATTGAACCTGTTGGTACTAAAGCACCATCTTTTAATATTATTCTACCTATATCGTAGAAGTTGTCTCTTTGTCCATTATCTAAAGTAAATCTATCTGTAATATCAATTTCTCCTGAAGATGAATAAGCACCAAAAGAAGTTGCCATTTTAACAGAATTTAATTTGTAAATATCAGAATTGATTAATCTAATACCACCTTGTTTTTGAATATTTTCTAATGTTGTGACTTCTAATAATTTATCAGTGTTTAAAACTTTTGATTTTTCTTCTACAACAGCTCTATTAACTGTTGCTAAAATTTTAATTTTATGTCCTGCATAATTAGCACCAAAGTCTAATAATAAAGATTTTCCTGTTGGAGAACCACTTAATGTTAAAGAAGCAAATGTCTCGTCTGTTCCTGCTGAAATAGTTTCGTCACCGTTTCCAGTTAATGTTTTTACAAATTGTCTTCTAACTTTAAAACTTGTATCACTAGCACCAGAGTTTGAAGCTGTTTTTAATGTTTTAACTGTTTCATATGGTAACTTAAATATAGAAATATTTTTATTTGTATCTTTAAGTGTTGATCTATTTCTAGTTGCATTTGATTTAGTTGATACGTCTGAACCACCAATAGCTGATGATAATTCTAAAGAAGTATCTGAAACAATTGCCTCAATAATTTTTGTTATTGAAGAACCTGCGTCTGTAGTAAATGTAATTGAATCACCTAATCTTAATTCTGTATTAAATTTAGTACCGAAACCTGTAACAGTTGTACCACTGTTTGCAATAGATAATGTACCTGTAATTTGTAAACTTTCTCCGTTTGTACTATCTAAAATTGTATCTGCTGTGTATGTAGGAGTACCTGGCATACCAATTTGTTTTGTAGATGAGAAATCATATGAAGTGACACCTTTAAAGCCTCTAGCGTCTGCTTGAATAGTAGCAGTGTTAGATGAAATACCACCTGTTATAGTTTCTCCTGGTACAAATGTTCCTGATACATTATATAATACTACAACTGATTGATCTGCTGTACCACCACTTGTATACGTGGTAAAAGAAGAACCATCCACATCTAATTCAAAATTTGAACTAGTTGGATTTTTAACTGTATAAGTGTTACCATTTAATTCTGTCATACCACCAACACTGTTGATTGTCACTTGTTGACCGTCTTGTAAAGTGTTTGTAGCAGTAATAACTACAGGATTAGCCGCTGTTGCACCTGTAATTGAATATTGATTGCTTGTTGATAATTGATCAACAGTGCCTTTGGCACCTGAAGTACCACCTGTAATTTCTTCTCCATTTGTAAATGCCTGATTTTTTGCAACGTTGATATGAGTAAACATAACAACATCAAATAGATAATGTCTGAATACATTTTCTGTTGCACTTGAACTAGCATAATTACCACTAACAGCATTACCTGAAACATATTGAAATCCTTTAGATTTAGCATGACCTACTGATTTTATATTTGAACCTGATCCTGCATTTTCTGTTCCTCTTACAGCTGTTTTTTCTTTATATAAATTTACTTCTTTAAAAGCTGCAACAGGTCCAGATGATACAAATCCTATGTCTGGAGAACCGTAAACATTATTTACGTTTACAAAGTTACCTACATCAAATCTAGTAGTAGAATTATTTTGTGTATCAAATGATCTTGCTTTATTTACATCAACAAAAGTAGTACCTAAAGTTTCTATTTCATAACCTTTTACATATGCTTTACCTGATTCCATACCAGCAGCAATTTTACTTTCTGATCCACCATTGCTTGAAGTGTAGATACCTCTATTAGTACCTGAAATTAAATGTTCTCTTAAATCTATATCAAAGTCTTTTACTACATAATCACCAGATTCATCAAATGTTCTTCTTGCTAAAGTATCTTCTAATACTGCATATTCAGTTGTTCTAACTTGGTTTTGAATAATACCATTTTTTAATCTTAGCAACTCTACAAAGTTTGCGTCATCTGTAGCAGCTAATGATTTTTTAGTTAATGTTAAATCTATTTTAAATCTATGAGCACCTGGAGCATTTGTGTTTGAAACTCCTTGAGCATTATCATTTAAAGATAGGTCATCGTTTTGAGTTACGAAACTTTCTGTTACTGTTAAACCTACTCTGTAAGATGGTGTGTTTGTATACTTGTCTAGTATTAAATTTTGATCACTTACCTTAACATGATAACCATTTATATAGTAAACACCTTCTTTAACTGAAGCTGCACTACCTGTTGCTGTAGAAGATACTACTGCTGAAACTGTTGTTGATGTAGATTGTAAAGTAGTATTTACTGAAATTGTTTCTGCTGAAAAAGCAGTTGATGTATTATTAGTACCTGAATTTAAATATTTTACAAATAAAGTATTGGGGTCAGTACCATCTGTTGTTACAACATTAACAACTCTTGCTTTTACACCTGAAGAAGCGCCTGTTAATGTTAAACCAATAAAATCGTTTAATGTAACACCTACAGAAGCTGAGTCTGTAAACGAAGTTAATTTTACTGCATAGTAATTTAAGTCATAACTGATATCGCCAGGTATAACCATAGCGCCTTGTTCAAAGACGTGATCTGATAATCTTTCAATCTGATTTTGTAAAATAGATTGTGATTGTGTTAACTCTCTACCTTGTACTGCAAAAGCAGGTCTAAAAAGAACTCTATGAAACTTCTTTGTTTCATTAAAGTCATCGTAGTAAGGCGAAAGATTAAAGTCTGTTGGACTTGGCATAATATCTCCCTTTAAAACTCAATAACTAGTTTAATATTTTCTGTTTGGTCTGTTGCTCTTTGAATAGGTGCTCTGTTTTCTATGTACAATACATCGCCAGAGTCATGATCTATTTCAGAAGCAGAATACCCACTTGAAAATACAACATTGTTAACTGTTGCCGAAACGCTTGTGTCTGGCGTTCCTGTTGCTGAAGACGATTGACCAGTAATTACATGAGTACTAGAAATAGCTGTCAAGTTACCATTAGCGTCAACGCCGGCGTCATTATGTCTTGATTGAATGTAATATAAAATTCTGTTTGTTGCGTCCCACTCTACAACTTTAGCGACAGCGCCTGTAGTTGCTTGATTAATTTCTTCGTCAACTGTAAATGTTCCTGGTGTAGGAGAAGCTGCTAGTCTTACTGCTTTAGTACCTCTTAAAGTTGAAGCACTTGCAGCTGAACCTGAAGCTTTTGGATCTCTGATTAAACAAATTTTTCTAAAGTCATTACCAGCATGAAAATCTCCAGAGTTTGCTGATTCTGCTCCTTCTAAATTTATATTTAACATTACGAAGAAACCACCTAATTCTTGTACTGCATTAAAACCGTGACCACCTTTTGGAGATATAATCACATCTAATTCTGCACCTGTTAAGTTTGTTGCACCAGCAGTTACTATTTCTGCGTTTGAAACTGTACCAAAAGTATAACCTGATCCTACGTTAGTCATAGTTACCTCTGTAATAATACCACCTGCAACTACAACATTAGCTGTTGCACTTGATCCATCACCTTTGATTGTTACTGAATGTGTTCCGTTTGTTCCACCTGAACCTGCTGATTTAATTCTAATACAATCAATTGAACCATCTATAGCGGCTGAACTAACAGTTGAGTTAGTTGAAACTGCCATAAAATCAGTTGATAAAAAATTTGATTGTTGAGAAGCTGACATAGTGTACATATACTTCCATTTGTAACCATCAGCAGTTGTTATAACAGCATTACCTGTTCCTGTTGGTTCTATTGTTGAAGCAGTATTACCGTCATTGTCAATACACTTGTAGATATTTCTATCTGTAGTTAATACATAAAAGTTAGCGTCATGCAAAGTTGTTGCGCCACCATTAGCTGTATTTTTTGTAGAAGTACTACCTGTAGTATATTCTCCATAATCGTGTCTGTAAATATCGTAAGTTGTTCCTGTTGCCCAATTTCTTCTTGGTACTGCAAAACTAACATCTGAACTTGTAATTTTTTTAGCAGCTAATAAGTCATCAAAAGCAGAAAATTCTGTAACTACAGTATCACTTGGTGTTACTGGATTTGCGTCTGTTCCTTCGTAATCTGTTCGGCCATCACCTCTTGTAGATGTGCCATAAGCTTGTGGTCTTGCTAGACCTAGATAGTAAATATTTGGAGAAGATTCCGTGAAAGATTCGTGAAACTGCTCACTATTATTAATTCTGAATTTATTTGTTATTATCGCTGGCATAATTGTTATTCCTATTTATAATACTTCCTATGATGATGTTCCATAAATTGTTTTTAATGTTGAACCACTAGAGTCTTTTATCAGTAGACTTTGAGTATTTGAAACGGCTGATAAACTGATTGATCCACCAGTAATATTGACACTATTTGCATTTTGAGTAGACATAGTACCTGTTCCTGCTTTAGCATATTGTGACCAAGTAATATTAGTGGTACCCATAGTAACCATTGGATTTGTTTGAACAAAAGTACTGTTTTCGTTTACTGTTCCGTTTACTATAAAAACAGTATCTCCTGATTGAACATCAGAAACCTGATCATAGTCTGTTGATCTTGTTAAAACTGTTGAACTCGTTCTTACATATATTCCGTTATGTGCTTGATTTGCCTCATTTTTAACCAAAACTCTATCTGCATTTACTAAACTGTAACCGTCTAAAGTTGACATAGCTGAACTCAATGTTAAAGTTGCTCCAACACCTGATGTTCCGTTATCATATGTAACTGTTCCACCTGTTTCGGTAGCTAAATTTTGTGTAGTTGCAACTGCAACTGATTCGTGTACATTTAAACCGGCTGCTGTATTATCTACGTATTGCTTAGTTGCAACACCTAAAACTGAGACCGGATCCATTGTTACAGTAACCTCACCTGTACTATCTCCTTTTAACCAAACTGTATGTGTTGATCCATCAAATCCTGCAATTTCCATTTGTCTATCGCCTGTAGCTGAATCTGCATCTGAATTTCCAATAATTACATTTCCTGATCCTGTTGTAATATTATCTCCAGCTTCAGCACCTATTAAAGTATTATTTCTTCCTGTTACTAATTTACCTGCTTCATGACCTACAGCAGTATTATTTGTTGATGTTAAGTTGGCATTTAAAGCTGATCTTCCAACAGCTACGTTATTTGTAGCCGATGTTGCACTCGCTAATGTTGCTTTACCTATAGAAATATTATCTTGACCATCTTGTAAACTAGTAGCCGATTCATAACCTATGGCAGTGTTTCCATCTCCTGAAGTTATGGCATCCATAGCTGCTAAACCAATAGCAGTATTTGTATTAGCGTCGTTTAGTGTTCCTGTTGTAGAGTGACCAACGATGATACTATTAGAAAAATTTGTACCTTCAAGTTTACCAGTAACTATACCAGAAACTAAATTAGTACCGTCTCCAAAATTAGTATAAATTTCGTTAAAGTTATCGTTGATTATATCTCCACCAGCTCTAATAGTAGAACCTGTGCCGTCATTTGGAGTTGAACCGATTGATATTGTTTGTTTTGCCATTTCTATCTTTATTTATAGTTATATTTATACGTTTGTTTGATCAAATTTTTCATTTGTGCTATCAAATTTATTGGTAGCACCACTAAACGATTCTTCTCCTGGGAATGTAATATCTGCTGGAAAAGTAAAGTTAGTTTTAATTCTTCTACCAGCATTTTTATCAGTACCAGCTATCATTTCTAGTAAAGCAGGTTTGCCATCTAAACTTGTTCTAGTACCAGTTACTTTTAAATCACTTAAAACTGCAAAAGTGATACCACTTGTTCCGTTTATACCACCTGATCTGTTACCAGTAATACCGTATGCCGTATTAACATATTTGTTTATTGAACCAAAACTTGGACCACAATATGCAAATCCTTGAGCTACATTTACGTTTGTAGCAACTGTTGCTCCTAGATATGTTTCTCTTAATCTTAAATTTAATTTGATACCAATAGCTTCTCGTCTTAAAGTTACAGCTCTTGTATTGGTGCCATAAAAAGAAACGTCTTGTTGAGGATTTGATCTTAAAGTTGAACTATCATCTATTGTTCCACCTGTATTAACAGCCTGCGCTATTCTATTTTTTAAATCTAATCTACTTTCTAAATTAACTTGTCCTGTAAAATAAAAACCTGAAGTATGCATTGTTTTTTTAAATGCGTCTCTCCATGAATTAATTGAGTTACCTACTTTTAATACATAAGAAAAATCTTGATAATATAAACTATCTTGTACTTTCATTGTAGTTTCTGAAATATGACCTTTTTCATTTAAGAATTTTCCGTCTGTGTCTACTACAGCAGTTACATCTAAACTTATTGAAGCTACATCTATATTTTTAAGCACTGCACTAGCTGATACAGATGTTATTGTTTCGTTTGCTTGAAAGGTTCCTGAAACCTCTTTTAATTTTAATATGTTTCTAGAAGAATCCCAACCTGAAACTAATCCTGTAGCACTTGAATTACCACCTGTAACTGTATCTCCATTAGTAAATGTACCTGTAACTGTAGTACAAAATAAGTTGTTTATGAATGTTAAAGATGGAGAAGGAGAGTTTTCGTATTTAATACCTAAATTTGATGTTGTTATTCCCAAAATTCTTCCTACGTTATCACCATATGCTAATATTTCCGAAGCTGTACCTGAATCAGACGTTACAGTAACAGTTGGTAAAGATTTATAACCGTCACCACCATTTGTTAAATAAATATCTGTAATATCTCCTATACCTGTTCCTGATTCAAAAACAATTTTGTCTCCTGTAAGATGATCACCGGCAGATGTTTCTTCTTCTAGTACAATATGATCAGTATCTTCATTAGAAACTGCACCGTTAACAACTGTAACAACACCTGAAGCATTGCTACCAAAAGTACCTGTATTATTAAAAGATAAAGTATCTCCTATTTCGTATCCTGATCCACCATTATCAACAACTATTTCAGTTATTTTACCAGAACCAACATCACTAATTTGCATAGAGGCTTGTTGACCTCCTCCTGAAATTGTTATTAAATCGTTTGTAGTATAAAGATTACCATCATTATTAATTGTTTTTGTTCCTGGTACACCTGTAATAGTAGCTAGAATGTAATAATCTGACTGATCACTTTCAGTACCCTCTATAGTTTCACTTACAGCAAAAGTACCTACAAGACTTTTTTTGTTTATAGTAATTTCAGAAACTTCATCAGCGCCAACATAAAATTTTCCAACATTTTCTACTATTGCCGTTGCATTTGATGTTCTTCCTTTTATTTGTCTTCCTATTAAACTTAAAGTTTCTCCTTGTGTACTTAATACTCTTAAAACTGTTTGTGTATTCCATTTACCATCTGATACTTTTAACATTTGTTCTCTAGGATAAAATGTTTCAGATTGATTGTTAAAAAGTATTCTAAAAAATACTTCGTGACCTTTTTGTGTACCTTTTAACTTATATAAAGATTTTATATTTTTTATTAAATTTCTTTTGTTTATTCCTGAAGATAAATTGTCTGGAATAGTTTTAAAAAACTCATTTCTAAAATTATCTAAAAATTGAGAAATAACTTTATCTGGATCTCTAAAATTTGTTAATTGTTGAATACTTTGAACAGGATTAGGTCTGTATGTATTAACAACTGCTTCAGCGTTAGAACTTTCTCCTTTAATAATTTCACCTGTTATAAATTTGTCTTGTGATGTTATGAATAGTCTATTTAAATCTAAATCTTCAGCTAATATTATAGCTGTTGCTTTAGAAGTTTGTCCTGTTATAGTTTCTCTATATGTAAATTTACCAAAACTACTATCTTCTAATATTATCTTATCACCAAGGTCTAATTGAGTATTTTCAGCACCAAGTGAACCACCATTTAATACTAAATTGTTTTGTACGCCTGTTTGATTTTCTAAATTAATTCCGTCTGTAGATTGAATAGAAGTTACGCCTAACTCGGCAGCTTCCATAAATTGATAATAAGTTTTTAGAAATTCTACAAATTTTGGGTGATCGTCAACAACAAAATCTGGTAATTGAGTGTTTATTAAGTTGGATATTTTATTATCAAATTTTGCCATTGGCTAAATTAGTAACTTGTTGTAGTATTGTAGCCTACGCCGGCTTCAGATGAACCACCAACAAATGTATCTTCCTCTACAGTTATATTTGAATTTGTAACGTCTATTTCTACCACTTGATTTCTAACAGGCACAATATCGTTTGAATTTGGTTTAACTGTAATTTCAATAACGGTGGAAACAGCATTTCTTATATTTGATATTGAAGCTACGTTCAATGAGTTTAAAGTTACCTGACCTGTTTCGTAATTAATAGTACCTTGTGTATTATTAGCATAAGTTCTAACACCACTTACTAAATAATATCTTCTAACGTTACCATTACTATCATCATCTAAAAACATTTCATTATCACTGCCTGTAACTTTAAAACCAGTTGATGATAAAACACTTGAATGACCTGAATGAGGGTTATAAATTGCATTTCTAAAATACACATCGTATTTTGTTGAAGACGCTATAGTTGGTGTAAAATTCTTTCTCATATTAATAGTTGTTATGTTAGATAGTATATTTGTATCAACATCATCTATTAAACCTGTTAATTTAGAAAATCTAAACACACCATCAAATTTTTGTAAAGTAGTTGTGTTATAGTTTGTAACAGCCGTAACTATTTCTGACTTAATAGTGTCGGCAGACTTACTAGTACCTTTTTTATCATACTTAGCAACACTTGATAATACAATTGATGTTGTTTCTGGATCAACTATTGTTGGTCTAACTGAAGCTACGTTGTAAGGTATTAATTCTTTTACAATAGAGGCTTTTGTTGTTTCTGTTAAAGTAGAACCTGAAGCTGCTTTGATAGCGATATTCACAACACCATAAACCGGTGTTTCATCGTCTTCTCCTCCCCAAGCACTAACAGATAACGCATTAGGATATAATGTCTTAACTATTGATTCATAATCTGTAGCTGTAACTGCTCTGTCTTGTGATGTATATTGTAAAGGTGCATTAAATCTTATAGACTCTTTTGTTTCAGCCTCTGATCCGCCTTGAGCATTTGCTTTAGTAGATATAGTTACATTATTAAAAGTACCAATACTACCAGCTAACTCAAAAGTTTTAGCTCCATTAGCCTCATCTTTGTTTGTAACAATATATTCTAATATAACTATGTTACCATCTTCTAATTTTTTACCAATAACGCCATCACCAAAATAAACTTCAAATTTACCGTTATCTGTTTCTTGTAAGAAGTAAATTTTAGATGTATCTGTTATATTTCTTAAACCTGTAGCTAATGTGTAAGTGTTTAATGTTGAATCTGATACAGAGTTTTGAACTGTTACTTTTAAAGTAGAAGTATCAGCATTTAAATTTTGTATTATATACTTTTGATCTGTATCTGTACTATCAACTGTATATTTAAAAGTAACTAAAGTACCTTCATATAAATTAACGTTTGAAAATTTATAAACACCATTTAAAGGCGTAATTGTAATATCTTCGTTAGTTAAAAAGTTATAACTTGTACCATCTACTGAACTTGTAAACGTTGTACCTTTGTTCATTAAGATACTTGAACCTGAAGCGTTGTTTACTGTTATGTCAATAGTTGATACTGGCGCTCTAACAGATGATGGTGTATATCCTATCATCTTTGCTAATGCAACTATATTTTTTCTTATATCTGCACTATTTAAATAAGTTTCGTTAACCAACATATTAGCATTGAAGCCAAGATAGTGTGTATTGTATGCTAATGTATCTAAAAGAACGGCAAAGCCTGATCCTTCAAAATTATAGTCTGAAAATTCTGGTTGATTTTGTAAAAATTTTTTTAAATTTGATTTTATGTTATCAAAGTCAAAATCAGATACTACTAGTTTATTGCTTGCCATTTTATCTTAATCTTTCTAAAAATGTTTCTACTGTTATTGGCTCCGATGAACCTATAACATAGAACATAATTGTTAAATGATAACTATTTCTATCTAAATTTGGACTAGCTAAAATTTGTACTAATTTTATTCTAGGTTCAAAATTATTTAGAACTTCGCCAACTTTTCTTTGTAAGTTAAGTGCTGTAAGAGGTGTCATTGGTTCAAATAACATTCTTCTAACATCACTGCCAATTTCTGGATGAAAAGGTCTCTCAAAATGAGAAGTATTAATTAAATTTCTAACACTTCTTTTAACGGCCTCTACATCGGTTAACTTATTTACATCACCTGTTACTACATTACGACCAAAATTCAAATCCAAGTCTTTATAGATTCTATTTGCTCGTTTACTGTTGTTAGTGTTACTACTATCAAAATTTGGCATTACGTATATATTTATACGTTAACCAGCAAAGATATTTGAAGAACCTGAAGTCATTGCTCCAGCGTCTGTACTATCCCCTATTCTAGCTATTGGACTACCACAAACTGAAACTGTTGAACTGCCTACATTAACGTTTGCAACGTGAGGGGCACAAGGAGGTGCCGGTGGGAAAGGGTGACTTACTGTTGGGTCACCCACTCTTGCGATTAATATACTATTTGCCCGAACTGTACTTTGGCCAGGCGTATCTAGTGTTGTTGTACCAGTACATATATGACCGGTACTTAAACTATCGCCTTTCCTACAAATTGACGGCATTTATCTCCCCATTTCTTTTAAAGCTTTAGCAGCCGCTCTTGCTTTTTCTACTCTGGCCGCTTCTCTAATTTTTCTACCAACTGGTATTTGTATAGAGGTGCTAATATTTTTACCTTTTTTACTAATATATTCAGCTCCTATCCATTTATCTTTAAAATCGCCTTGAACTGACATTATTGCCTTCTTCAAACTCATCGCTTCTTTCTCTTTTTCATCACCTGCTTCATTCCAAAACTTAAATATTCTCATTTTTGCCATTTTATGCTCCATTAAATAAATCTTCATTGTTTAAATCGTATTTTACAGTATCTTCCCAATTATCATCATCTTTTTCGCAACTACAATGTGTACAACATACGGTTTTTTGTGATTCTCCGTAATCTTGTAAACATTTTTCGCCACAATGCGATTCGTGTCCACAATTTTGACAATAAATTTGTGAATTTACCATATTATTATTTATAATTAAAATTTACAAGACATTTGAGCATGTTTTAGTTCAGTTTCACTTAAATTTTCTTTATTTTTTAACGCTGATTCGCTGATTTTTTCTAAATCCGGCTTAATTTTACAATCCTCAACAGTTTTTGAACAGGAAACCAGTACAAAAAGTGAACAAACTGCAATTATTTTAATTATTTTCATATTTTACGCTTTTTTTTCTTGACTTTACTGTATTTATCTGGTATAGTGGACAAGTAATATGAAAAAAACAAAAGGATACACTATGAAAAAAATAATAGAATACATGTCGGTAATAATGGCGACAGTCGGTACTTTAGCAATGTTTGGTGCCGTAGGATCAATTGAAATAGACAAATATTTACAAGGTGCTTCAATGGCCTTGATAGGTATTGCGTCATACATTTTAGCTTTATATGCTCAAGAATTATACAAGGAGGACAAATAATGAATAACTTAAATCTTTCAATTGTAAGAAATGTTGCTTATAATAAAATTAGAAAAATGCAATCAACAATAAAAGAAGTTATTGAAGTTGATGATGTACTTTTAAGAATGATTGATATAAACATGAAAAATGCTATTAATAAAATTATTAACGACTACAAAGCTAAGGAGCAAAAATAATGACACCACAAGATTATAATAAATTGAGAGAACAAGAAATCCTTGGTCAAGAAATGGCTGATGATAAAAATAGGTCTGTTCAATTAAGAAAAGATATTATGAATATTGCAAGAGCTGAAAGTGCTGATGAATTTACTATTTGTTGTGGTACTTTATTTGCAAAATTTAACGTATCAGTACATAAACAAATGGCTGATAATCTAAAAACTACTTTACAGACTTTCTTTGACAATAGAAAGAAAAATGATTGTAACGTACAGATGTTTGGTCCTATGGGTGCTGAAGAAGAATACGCTTATGACTTTGTGCCAGTTATAGATTACAGAATGGAAGGAGTAGTACAATAATGACGATAGTAAATAAAACAGCAGAAACTTTAGACGAAGGTATTAAGAACATGATGGCTGGTGCCAAACATGATTATGCTAATTGGGGAAAAGATTCTGAATACGGAAGAAAACAATTAGAAGAATGGGACAGTAAAACTAAAGTAACACAAGGTAAGAAATACATTAAAGTTGTACAAGAAAACGGAGTGTTTGCTTTTATCGTAAAAGAAGACTTTAAACACTTTAAAAAAGGTGATGTATTAAAGGCGGCTGGTTTTAATGCTCCTGCACTAAACAGAGCTAGAGGCAATGTACTAACTGGAGGCTATTCTATTAAATGGACTGGTCCCGAATATTTGAGAGGATAATTATGAATAGAAGAAAAAGAGTATTTAATAAAATTGTAAATCCCTTGTTGATTAAACATATGTTGGATCCGTGGGCAAGTGATAGTAGATGTATAGCTGCTGGCATACCAATGAAGTATTTAAAATACTTTAAAGAAGTATCAGCAAATAAAAATGCTAAACCTATTAGATATAGATATAGAGGATCTTCTACTAAATTTTATAGAAGACCACAATCATTTTGTCATATGAATATGGCAGAAACGTTTGCTATTTACCACCGTTAATGTTTAATATTTGGGAAAAAATAGTATTCGGTTGTTTTGCCGGATACATGATATACGTCCTTGTATTAATGATAACGAATACTATATGTGATTGTATTTAACTATCTTTAATACGTTTTCTTAAATCTGTTGAACTAAATCTATGTTCACGCTTATTGTAAACTATCTTTATATGTTTCTTAACGCATATATCTTTACCAGTAAAATTCTTACCTTGGTATTCTTCTCCAATAACTCTAACTGATATATTATACATGTTTAGTATATCTTCCAAATCTTCTTCCGTCTGATAAGGTATTACCTCATCAACATATTTTATAGCATTAAGTTGTATACTTCTCTCTACCAATGTTTGTATTGGTTTATTTTTGGTGTCAGGTCTATCTATAGTTGGGTCT